CGTTAGTAGGTGGCTGATGTTTTTTATTATTATTATCGGCCGCCTGTTTACCTGCCAAGAATGCCAGTAGTGCCATTAATAAAAATAAGATATAGTCCATTAGTCTTTCTTTGAAATCAGTTGTTCGAGCAATAGTATAATATAACAGAATGTGATCAGATGAGCAAGATTATATGCGCCCACCATGCTGAATAATATGTAGGCCGCAACGAATACGATAAACCGAAATTCTTTTAGTTTATCTGATTCGGCCTTGATCTCATTTAGGATTCTTTTTATCACGATTCTTCCTTGAAGTCAACAACATTACCATCTGCATCTGCACAGATGATGCGTACACGTTCACCGGCTTCATCCAGGATCTCGATCGGGCCCCAGATCCACCATTCAGTTTCATCGTTATACCAAGAATCTTCTTCGCGATCTTCTAGATCGTAGACGCTGTTTTCATCGATGAACTCTTGTAGCTCTTCTTCAGCTTCTTCGTCCAGTCCTTCGATATCAACGTCATACCAGCATCCGCCATCGTCCATGCTGACCAATTCTACATTTTCAATATTTTTATATGAGCAATCGAGCATATTGATGCTGTCTCGCTTGCCATCGCCCCCTGGTACTTCTACAAAATCAAACTCCGGTGGATTGTCATCTGAGGTTTCTACAGTCCACTCTCCCCAACGGAAACCGTTGGTAACAGTAAGTCGTCCTTCGCCTTCGTTTTGACGCCAGTGTTCAACTTCTTGCACATTCTTTTTATAATGCGTTTTAACAGTCCAAATAGCCATTATGCTCTCCTACAATAATTCGCACGGTTCTTACGTCCTAATGCGGTGTCTGGGTCGTAGTCTATCCACGAAAATTCTGTACCATCGCACTCTGGGCAGTAGTTGTTATAGTCATCATCGGTTCTACGATCGTTGCTATCACCGACCCAACCGCACTCTTTATTATCACATACTAGATTTGGTGGCTCCGGCGGGCGATTGCTCCAATCACTTGTGTCCCAGTTAAAGCCTGACCAAGTCTTTACATTTGACTGGAGAATAAATTTACCATATTCCCATTCGCCAAAGTTTTCACCATTCCAATACAATGATCCGTAAGTAGTGCTGGTGCCAAAGCTGTTCCATACAGCATTGTAATATCCTGGGATTGTAGGTTTAGTTTTCTTAAACTTAAAGGTTTGAGTCTTTTCCCAACCTTCCGGACTTGTTCCATACTCTGGATGTCCCCAATCTTTCTCGCCTGGTTCGTATCGAGTCCATTCTCCATCTTCGCCGACTAGGCACATGGTGAAATCTGAACTCTTACCATCCGTGCTACCACCCCAGTTGTCGATCTCTTCGCCATCATATCTAACACTGTGGACTATTTCTTCACCATCTACTTCATCGTATATCAATGTCAACTTGGTGATATCAAATGGTGCTGTAAGTTCTAGATTGGCTTCAAAGAATGTGCCTTTTTCGTTGCTGTTACCTAGGAATACCACCTTGCCAGCTTCTTCTTGTCCTATCCAAACTTCTTCACCACATTCCCATTCTGGTTCTGGATTTCCGTCGATGTCTTCATAGCCAGAAATCTCGTCTAACGATTTTTCGAAAACAGTTTCATCGTTTTCGTCCTCGATCTGTAATGTTCCTGCGCTACGGCTTGCACCGTTGACATGTGCCATGTTATCGCACTCATACCAAGATCCTGGGTAGAATGGTAGACGATCAATGTCGAGGCCCATGTCATCTCGAACACGCTCTTCATCTCCCCAAGCGATCTCCATTAGATCAACTTGGTGTTCCATACAATAGTCCCATGACTCTTTTGGCACCGTGCCCATGACCTTTTCACCACCATAGCCCCATATGCTGATCTTGTAGGTGCGTGGTGTAAACTTTAATACTTCGATGAGGTCGTTCTGTTCTTTCAGGGTGGCCATTTTAGCTCTCCTTGACTTTCTTTTTACGTGCGACTTTGGGTTTAACTTCTGTTACGCTGTCCAATGCGGCCTGTACATCACGAGACAATGCTTCATCGTCCCACTCTAATGTGGTCTTACCATCCTCGTGAGTATATACAGTAAGGTGAGATCCTTTGGTCACCTTGGGCCACACGGCTGATTCTTCTTTTTTCTTTCTAGGCATCTATCAATCCCTCCTCTAGTGCTCTTAGGTTGTCATCATCTGGGTTAGCAAAATCTATCTCTTTTTGTGTTTTTTCTTTAACATCGAAAAAATTATTAAACAGGTTGTCAGCAGGGCCACCTTGTAAACGAGCACCTTCTAAACTTTTTAAGAATGCTTTACCTTCTTCTATCAAGGCAAATGCTTCAGTTTTAGAAGTAGTTTCAAATAGTTCTGCTACGAACTTGTTGAAATAGAGTATGTTGCGTGGAACCCAGTCTGAATACTCATCGCTCATATCGACTGATTTAACCTTCTTCCATTCGCGCCAGTTGATCTTATCTTTTGTTTTAGCGATTTCAATATCCATCAACTGCTGGCTACGTTGTACAGCAACGATGTGACAGTAGACATTATGGCCCATCATCAAGGCATAGGCGAAACTATCCCACGATGTCTTGCCTTCCTTGCCGATCTTGTTCAACATGCCCGGAGCATAGTGGCAGATATCACCCACTGTGAGTCTGCGACCGATTTCACTTTCGAATGGGAATGGTGTATCTGATTCGGCGAGTGCCTTGTTGTCGAAGGCCTTGTCCATGATCACTGACCAACGTTTGGGAGTGTGGACTGCGTTGGTGTAGACGAGACCGTGTGCTGTTGCGATAAACGGTGAGGCGCAGTCGAAACTGATGGTGAGTTCTGGATTGATATGTTTCCTTATCTGCCTCTGTATCAAGGTCAAGTAGCATGACCAATCTAACTGTGCGGTACCTAAGAAGTGAATCCAGTTCTTACCGGTCAACATGCCTTCATCACGCATGGTCATCAGACGCTTGAGGGTGATATCCATCTTGCACATATTGGCACCACCAAAGGCCCAACCTTCTGCTTCACGGCCGGCGTATTTGCCTTTTGGATCGCTAAATTCTTTTACACCTTCATACCACTGTTCAGCTGTATCCCAATCTGATCCCTGTAGCACGTTCAACCATTTGGTAGCACCCAGTCGATTCATCAAGAAATAGTCATTGTTGAAACGAGTCTTTTCCAAGCAGTCTTCAAATGTTTTCAATCCTGTCTTTGGTGAGTGGATGTGATCGCAGGCCCAGGTAGGAACGTCCAGCATCATGCTCCAATCAGCAGTGGCTTCTAACCACTCCAAGATGCTCTGTCGAGTCTTGTTGGCAGCCGGCCCATCGAAGTTCAACCAATCAAACTTCAGTACGCCTTTACCGATCTGGTATCCACCGGAATCACCTAGGATCATAGTAGCACCGCGATCGCGTTGTTGTATCATAGACTCCTGTGTCTGTGCCTTGACGATATCTAACTGTGCGTGACCTGCTGAATACAGGGCATACTTGTAGGTAAAATATCCATCTTCTGGATTGAGAAAGTTCATACCTTCGATACCTCGATCAAATCCTGCGGGGATACGATCTTTGGGCACGAACTCTTCTAGTCTCTGTTTGGCTACATAGGTGCTATAGAACGAGCTGATAGCTGGCAAATATACAGCATAGTCTTTCTGTAGTGGTGTTAGGTTAACTGGTGGTCTTTTCATCTTTACTCAATATTGTGGTTATTTTTAACTGCTCTTGTGCTTTTATTAATGCGTCATATGCTATTTTAACAGCTGGGTTGGTTTCGATCAACCGTTCAATCTCCCGTTCTTCGTCACGTTTGGCTTTAGCCCAATCTAAAAGATCGACCGCTTCTTGATCTAATCCTACAGTAGCATAAGCACTAGATAACTGTATCCAACCATTTCCATCATATATTTCTATATTCTGGTTGCCGGTATTGAATCTCATGTTACCAATCCCCTGTGCTCCGGAGTAGTTGTTGATATAGTTAGTACCGGCGTTGCCACCACTTACATGGAAGTAACGACCGGTTGAACTTATGCTCTTGATCATTAGGCCTGTGCTGGAATGATATATTCGTAACTGGCAATACCGCTGTCTAACACGATGTGCATACAGCCATCATTTGAGAATCCAATCTTGGCATTGTTGGCATCGGCGATCCTTAAGATAGCCAATACTGGAGCCACTGGCCATGACCACCCTTTGGTAATCTTACCTGTGACGCCTGTGGCAAATATGAACTCGCCACCGTGGCTGGCCGCATCACCGAACGTAAACTTCAGTGCGTCGCCGTCTGTCTTGGCCAAGAATGTTGTGTGTTCTGTATTGGCCCCTGCTTGGAATTGGAAACGCTGTACAGCCGCAACACTTGGTTCTACTTCAACGTGCCATGTCACTCCGCGGAATTTCACTGTCTTGAGTTTCTCTTCGATGATGGCCTGATTCATGAAACGATAGTCGTTCTTGAAGTCGCCATCTTTGTTTTCGAAATGCAGGCCCACTGGCAGAGTTTCGCCATTGCGTTCTGCTGTGATTAACTCAATAGTAGCATCCTCTTGGTATTCTTTGCCATCTAGTAGATAGCGAAGCTTTTCTAACTGTGGCATACCAAACGTACCGATCATGTCTGGACTTGGATCTTTGGTTTCTGCGAACATGATCACTGTGCGATCGTCTGCCATTGAATCGATAGATGTTTTATTTTCTGTGCCTGTGACCTTGACAATGTTTAGGAATCCCAACTTCTGTGTGTGGTCTACGATATCTTTTAGTATGTCTTTCATATAATTCTCCTTATGTATATTTTATTTAGGTTTTTGGTTAATGTCAATGTAATTTTTTATTCAAAACTAAATAGATTTCCAAAGGTATTGGTCTGGGTGGTTGATTCTAGATCCCATTCCAGCACCCCGATGAGGTTGTCTAGTTTATTATTGATGATGGTTGTCTCCATCTCTGCATGGTCAAATGGTAGTTCTTGGAACCATTTGGGTAATCTCAATTCATCTACTGGATAGGCGATACTGGTATAGCCCAGCGGATTGGCCTTTACCTTACAGACGATGACCTTCATACCGTCTACGATCTGTTGGCTGTATTTGTCACCATTCATGCGTTTAAGAGTATTCCAGTTGATTGAGGCTCTAACGTGTCCTGGCATATTGGCCTTACCAAACTTCTTTTCTTTGGCTTCATAATCTGTGATATTATTGGCACGCTTTGGCGATCCTTTCTCCCAACCTGGTCGTGCCTTGAACTCAGTGCGGAATTCGCTGATCATATCTAGGATCTCTTCCTCTTGGCTACCATTTAATACTCGGGTTAAGACTTCCTCTAGGAACTTCTGCATGAATTCCGGAGTGTCGGATCTTTTCAAATCTAATCCCATGGCCTTGATCTTACCAGGTTTACCATCTACGTCTGCCCGTTTACCTTCTTTGTCATAGTATAGAACAGCATAACGCTTCTTAGTAATGAATAGACCTTTGATGGCTACGATCTCACGACCCGCTTTGATAACCTCCCCGCGACTCTTTGGACAGTGGAACGCATCTAGCATGAACTGTGGAAATGTTTCATTGACTGCTTCTGCCACGGTATCATAGAGTTTGACCACAGAGTCTTTGTCCCAGGGTATTTCGCCCTTTTCTATCTCCTTGCGTAATACTGAATAGGCTGAGAAATAGGCCGAGTCAGTATCGCCGTAGATGATGGCTTTGCCCACATGGTCATAGTCTCCGGTTATAACTTCGTTGATTTTTCCTGCCATATGTTTGGCGATCTGGCGTCCTGTAAGAGTAGTGGATTGACCAATACGATTATCAAAAAACCTGCAACCAGCATTAAGAATAGCACCATATAGGCTATTGAGGTTAATCTTTTTAACCAGCTGTCTTTTATCCCAATATTCTTCTTCAATTTTATTCTCCGCTTTTATCGCATCTCTCAGTTTGGCCTGCATTTCTTTACGTTCGGCATACCAACGTTTCAGTAAGCCTGGAATGATACCTTCAAACTCATGAGTAAATATCGTACCGTTAGCACTCAGCATCCAGGGACGATTGCTTTCATAGATCATTTCATAGATCTGTGCGCCAGTCATAACATCAGTATCACCGTTTTCCCAATCTACGATGATATCACTGGCCTTATCTTGATTCATCACGAGATCATACTCGTTAGCACCGAACTTGCCTTCCCATGCACCAGCAAAACTAGATCCCTTGGCAATTTTAGTTTCGATTTCATCGTTGGTGTAGTCCTGACGCAACTGCCCCACGATGGTTTCGGGTCCCATGTTCAATGCACGGATCACTGAAGGATATAGTGAATTGATGTCCATAGATCCGATATAGTCATGTATGCCCTTTTTAGGAAACGCAACATAGGCACCTGCGGCCTGTGTATTCGCCGTGTCGTCTCTGCGAGGACGGCTGGGCACGATCATACCTCTATGATGAGCTTCATTTACGATAGCCTGTTCAGTCACTGCCACTGCTCCCATAGTAGTTGCTAGTAGCACGGTATTTTCATGTGCGACGGTATTGGCTAGATCTAGGAATTTCAGTTTCTTATCCAGTTTGTCTAACAAGGCACAGTCTTGTCTGTTATATTCGATAAACTTGCGGAAGTCATTGTTGTAGAGTTGATCTAGGGTACCTTCATAGACTGTTTTATTTTCACCTATCTCCATTTCTCCAATAGCGTCCAGTCTGTAGGTATGTCGTTCTTCATATGTATATTTGCGGTACAGCTCGAGACTGTCCAGATGAACACGGCCGACCAAATCATAAGTGATAGCAGTTTTTCCATATTTTTCATATTCTCTTTTCTTTGGCATCTGATCCCATAGGCAGAAACGGCGAGTGTCTTCTTTTGACAGAGCCTTGGTCACCCTATTCACTGTGTAAGGTATATCAAATCCTTCTGAGTTCCATCCGCTTAGGATATCAGCATCTTGTATAAGATCTAGGAATGAATCTAACATGTCTGCCTCTCGCTCAAACAATATAGTGTTGGGGAAATCTTTGACCTGTTCTTCTGCCTGCGTCATTGTTAGAGTCTTCGGCGGTACTGCTAGGCATACTAGTGTATCCATCCACTGTAGATGTATAGCGATAGCAGTGATAGGCATGAAGGCATCTTCTGGACTAGCATAGCCACGTTCGGGGTCGAAGTCGACCTCGATATCGAAAAAGGCTATGTTTAATCTCGGAGTTTCTTTTCCTAGATAGTTTTCTTCCAGGCAACGGAATATGGGATTGATATCGCTTTCGTAGAGTTTATGGGACGAATGGATTTTCTGTTCTTTGATGAATTCTTTCCAGTTCTTAGCAGTGACCTTGCTTAACGATTCACCGTGTATTGATTTGAACTTACCTCTTTGGTCTGGGTAATAGAATAGATATTTGGCTTGATAGTCGCGATATATACGACCTAGTTTCGGGTCTCGTTCGACAACGGATACGATATCCTTCTCACGATCCCAGCGGGCATCAACGTATGACATTTAATTCTCCTTATACCGTTTATGGCCGGCAACCTTCACTGTGCGATTTATGGCTCGCAGGACCTTTCTCATTTTTATTTAGTCAGCATTCTCACAAGACCGACAAAATCAATACTAACAAGCAGGCAGTAATTAGCCAACATACCAAAGCTGCCACGAGTCCAACTTGCCCAAGCATACATACAACACCCTGAAATCCAAATAGGGTACAGGATGAGAAGAGGGGGGTTAGGTACAGTAATGGCCATAGTAAGGCTACAACAAACACTAATAGCCCAAGCCAGAACTTCAATATAGAACCTAAGTGGCCACTCTTGGTGATCTCTTCTAGCCCATCGAAAAATGTCTGAAATAGCATTGGCAATATACTCCATTAGTCTTGGTCACGATGGGGATTGTTGTCATCGCGATTAGCATGACCACTGATATCAACGATGGTTTCGAGATCATCGAACTCACGGAATACCTGATCCCAAGTGTCTTTCTGTGCGATCTTGATGGCTTTTTTGATAGTGCTGGGTTTTACCTCGAGCTCCTCAGCCACTGATTTTATGGTGTCGTTGAGACCTTCTGATAGGTCTTGGATTTCCTGCATCACAGTCACGCCTTCTGCGATGATCTGTTTGATTTTTGCCCGTTCTGGGTCACCGAATACTTTGCTCATAATGTTCTCCTATAAGCTAGTATATAGATTTATTTCTAATAAGTCAACAGTTTTTATTCACAATTCCACTTGCGAAGGCTCAATGCCTTGCGAGTAGGTTTACCGTTTGGTTTTTTCATCGGACCTTTTACACCACTCATGCGTGCGCAGAATGATTTGCGGCGTTTGGCAGCTTTTGATCCGGGTTTGAGTTTTGAAGGTTTGGTAGTGACCGCTGTCTGTAGGTGGCTTCCAGGATGCTCTCTGCGATAGCTGGCAACACCTTTCTTGTTGAGTCCGCCATTTTTATTTTTACCAGCCTTGCGATGCCAAGCGGCTGATTCATCGATAAATTCTTTAGCTCTCATTTTTACTCATCCAGTTAGATATTGGGCTCACGGTATAGGTATCTCCGGGCTCTTTACTGCCACCGGAGCTATGTTGTTTGGGTGTGTAGCCAAATGCCTTGATACTGTTGGCTATGATTTCACGATCTACATCACTGTATCCAACCATGACCATGTCATC